TTTGACGATGGCGTCTACTACTACTACAGCTCAACTGATCGCGATACGAGACAAGCTCTTGACTGCGATCTTAAAACTCGCAGAGGAAGGAGTCACCTCCTACAGCATCGGAGATCAGACTTTCTCCCTAGCAGACGTCGGAAGTCTGATCACACAGGTCGAGAAGCTAGACCGGCTCATCGCTCTGAAGGATAAGACTCTCGGAGGTCGAGGTCGCAATCGAATCACGCTTCAGAATTTTAATGGATAAAAAAACGAAAAAACCGAGCAGAGTCTCATTCGCCTTCAAGCAATTTGTCAGAGCCTTTCAAGGCTACGACGCAGTTCGCAATACTCGATACAGAGCAAAGCGAGGCAACCTTCCGGTGAGATCCGAAGAGGTCGAGCTTAACGAATACGACAGAGATCGCATGATCTCGACATGCTTAGAGTTCCGCAGGAACAATCCTGTAGTCGCCTCGCTGTCTAGACTTCGCAAGGCAGACATCGTAGGCAGGGGAATCATCCCGCAACCATCGACAGGAAACGACGACACAGACGCTCATATTCTCGAATGCTGGAACAAGTTCGCAGAGTCTCCAGAAGCCACAGGCATGATGGACATGCGCGAGATGCAGCAGCAGATGATCGACTCGCTCCTATTCTACGGCGACTGCGGTCTGATCGTAGGCAAGGATCAAGTTCAATTCGTGGACGGATCTCGTATCGGAAATCCTAGCGGAGCGTTTACATCGAACGAACAATCAGAATTTCAGAACGGGGTAGAGATCGACAAGATCGGTAAGCCTGTCGCCTACGTCGTCGGTAATCGCGTCGCAGGTAGTCTAAAAGACACGCAGGTCATACCGGCTAGGGACTTTATCCCTTTCCTACGTCGCGTCCGTCCTAACCAATACAGAGGCGTTCCAGAGCTATCGTCAGTAATTAACACTTTACAGGACTGCGACGAGTATGATCGCGTCGAGATGATGGCGGCTAAAGTCAGCGCATCTCTGGCGGTCGCAGTTAAGCGCGAGAACTCCTACGAGTTCGAGCTACAGAATCGACTAGACGGAAGCGAGCAGGACGCTCTGGGCAATCTAGAAGAGTTCCAGCCCGGACGCTTTCACTACTTAGAGCCGGGCGAAGACATCAGCGTCATCGGCGCGAACGGACGTCCGAACGTAGACGGGATCCAGTGGGTCTCCTATCTGCTACGCAAGGTCGGAAGCGCGGTCGGCATTCCTCTAGAGTTCTTACTTATGGAGATCGGCGGCAGCTCCTTCTCTGCATCTCAAGGCGTCGTCCTCCAGTATCAGCAAACAGTCGAGAGCTATCAGACGGATCTTATCCGTATCATGAGTCGGCTCTACCGCCGCTGGCTCTCCCAGAAGATCGCTAGCGAGAAGATCGACGTATCCTTAGCGGCTAACCCTTTCGCGGTTCGCTGGCAGCGTCCGGCGTTCCGATGGATCAATCGCGCGGCGCAGGTTAAGGCAGACATGGAATACTTCAGAGCTGGAGCTATGTCGCTCGACGACATCACGGCTCCCTTCGGCTATACTGCCGAGGAGGTTCTTATGAGAAAGGCGCAGAACATTAAGAAGGCTCAAGAGATCGCCGAAGGCGCAGGTCTCGAATGGCGAGAGCTAATCAATCCATTCCCCACATCGATGAGCGGCAACTACTCAGAGGTCGTGTCGAGCGGAGACGCAGAGCCGGAAGTCTAGATCATGGCAGAGACTTACAACGACTATCCTCAAGGAGCTACGAATAATGCGAAGCGAGCCTTAAAGTATAAGGACGAGAATGCAGACAACAAATGCGGAACTCCTGTAGGATGGGCGCGAGCTAATCAATTAGCCAAGCGCGAGAAGATCAGTCGAGAGACTATCGCTCGCATGGCATCCTTCAAACGACATCAGAAGAGCAAGGACGTTCCCTACTCCGAAGGATGCGGAGGTCTTATGTGGGACGCTTGGGGAGGCTCCTCTGGAGTGAACTGGGCGATCTCTAAACTAAAGAAAATTGACAAAGCGGCTCAAAGTATGTCGAGACAATTTGCATTCGGAGTAGAGTCAAACAGAGAGACTCAAGTCAATAACGAGGACGGGACTATGCTCTCGGTCGCTCTCATATCAGTGGGGTCGGCTTTAGGTCACGGACTCTACGTGGATGCTAAGTCTCTAGAGACGATCATCGATGAGCTAGAAGACACTAAACTTCCTGCCTATATAACGCACAGGGGCGCACTCTTCGAGGATCGCCTAACTCGCGAGATAGGCATGTTCGACAATTTTCGTATCGAAGGAGATCGTCTGCTCGGAGACTTCCAAGCGTTCGACTCGTTTCGAGAGGACGACAGTCGCAAATACAATCGACTGTTCGAGATGGCTGAGAAGATGCCAGAGCGATTCGGACTCAGTATCGTGTTTGAAGCAGACATCACATGGGCGACTCCGGACGGAGACGTTCCTATGGGACGCCTTCCCAATAATGACAGCGATCGTCTATACGACGAAAACAATCCTCCAGAGGATGCGCTGTTTGAATATCCATCTATTCGCGTCGAGGAAGTTTCTAGCGCGGACTTCGTAGACTCTCCTGCCGCTAATCAGCGAGGGCTATTTTCTATAATTGACACTAAACCTAATTACAAGATGACAAAAGCAGAACTAACTGAACTTAACGAAAAGCTGAAACAGGAGAATGAAACTCTCGCGCTCAGTGTAACCGACTCCGAGGCTCGCGTAGAAGAGCTAGAATTTAAACTTAAAGACAGCTCTGCTGCTCTCGTAGAAGACGGCGAAGAAGTCGTCGAGGACGAAGAGGCTGAAGTCGAAGAAGTCGTCGAAGACGAAGAGGCTAAAGTCGAAGAAGAGCTAGTCGAAGAAGACGAGGTCGTCGAAGAAGATGCCGAAGTCGAAGAAGAGGTCGTCGTCGAAGACGAAGAAAGCTCACTCGAAGAACTCAAAAAGGAGATTGCTTCAAAGCTCGAAGAGATCGCCGGACTAAATTCCAAGCTCGAAGAGATGGAAAAAGAGATGAGCGAAGATCAAGAGAAGATGGAGGCAAAAGCCTCGAAGCTATCCTCGAAGGTCGCTACTCTAGAAAAACTTATCGAAGGCTCTGATCTCATACAGACATCTGTAGGAGATGAGGTCTACGAACCAAGCAAAGCCAATCGCTCAAAAGTGATCTCGGAATTTGCTAAAGAAAACAACATCTCAGAGTTCGCAGCGACTCTTCGCCTCGGCAAAGATCGTCCAGAACTCTTTCAAATCTAACCCAACAAAATAACTAACATTATGTCAGCAACAACTGTATCAAACAATGCTCGCACTTTCGTAGCAGGAGAGGCTCTATCGCCTTATCTTCTCGTCAAAGTCGAATCCGATGGCGACGTAGTTAAGTGTGGCGCGGCTGCGGATCAACCCGTCGTCGGTCTCACTACTGCTCCCGCCGCTAATACCGAAGCAACTTCCGTCTCTCTAGTGAACGGAGGAGGCACAGCTTTCGCAACTGCTAACGAAGCAATCGCCGCAGGCGATCTCGTCTTCACTGCAGCAGGTGGAAAAGTCACATCTAGCGTCGCTCTTCACACTAAAGTAGGAGTAGCTATCACAGCATCTTCTGCGGATGACGATATCATCGAGATATCCTTCTTCCAGTAATCCTTAACTTACTACATCAAAAATGAGCTTATACACATCAGCCACATTCAATCCAGTTCTCTCCGAGGCTCTTAACAAGATCGGCGAAAACCAATTCGTAGGAACTAAGATCCTTCCTGTTCGCGATGTCGCGACCAAGAGCGGTCAGTATCCTGTTTTCGGCGACGATCAGTTCGATCTCAACGCTTCCAAAGTTCGCGCTGCAGGCTCTGCCTTCGCACGTCGCGATTTCGCATACGGTCAGCAAGACTACTCTTGCAAGCAATACGCTCTCGAAGGTCTACTTCCTGACGAAGACGTAACGCAAGCAAGCGACGACGGCATCTCTGATTCCGCAGCAGCTATCGCTAAGAAGCTACAGCGCGACATCATGGTAGGTCACGAGCTTCGTGTAGCTTCCCTAATGGCAGCAGCAGGCTTCAACAGCACAAACGCTACACAAACTATGGCTACTAGCGCGACAGCTAAACCTATCGCGGATATCCAGAACGCTGTAGAGCGTCTTAACGGTAACGGCTTCTACGATGGCATCGCGCTCATCATGGAGACTTCTCTGTTCAACGCTATGCTCAACACAGACGACGTCCGTGGAATCTTCAACGGCAACGGTCAATACAGCAATCGTCAAGTCATCCTCGACGCTCTAGGTGTTAATGAAATCATCATCACTCCTACTCGCTACAACAGCGCAGCCAAGGGAGCCACAGCATCTCGCTCCAAGATCTGGTCTACAAATTCCTACTTCGTAGGTCAAGTAGCAGGAGGCGACTTCGCTAACGGAGGCTTCGGTCGCACACTATCCTACAGCGCAGACGGCGGCGTCTTCTCTGCAGAGCAGTATCGCGATGAGCCAATCAAGAGCGATGTCCTTCGCGTCTTCAACAGCGTAGACGAGTCGATCATCAATACTAACGCCTGCGAAAAGATCGCAAGCGCGTAGTCGATAGAGCTATCACTTATCAGCCTCTCCCGCTAGACGGGAGGGGCTTTTTTGTGCCTAAAATAAAGTGAAAAAAAGGTGAAATATGCTATTGACGGGGGTCATTTTATACTACTTTATCTGTCATATCGAAGCGAGAAACGCCGAGAATAACCTAAAAAAACACGACAATGAAAATCACAGCACAACAAGTCTCAACTCAATCCTCACACGAAGTTCTATACTCCGATCCAGAATGTGCGGATATGGATAATCCTCGCGGAGATATCGTTCGCCCAGTAGCTCGCGTTTTAATCGAGCTAGATGACGGATCTCGCTATGTTCATGATCGCGGCTTTTCTAATCCTGTAGACGGAGACGATAAGGAGGTAGAAGCTAAGGTCGAAGCTCTCGCGGATCGAGTTTCTAAAGCAGGCGAGATAAATCCAGAGCATTGGGTCGAGACTTATGCGAGATACGGATCAGCCGCTTGGCGCGGCGAAGAATGTCAGCGTCGTCAGAACTTTGAAATCGCTCGTCTTAGTGGAGACGAAGAAGAGATGGATCGCTACTGCTAATCTCTCAAAAATATAAACAAGAGCCTCCCGCGAAAGCCGGAGGCTTTTTCGTGTTTACATTCGAGGCATTAGTAAATGAGCCTCACTTCTTTAATTTCGGACAATCTCAAGTTCGCGATCTCGCAGATCAATGTCTCTCTGACTTCGTCGCCTTCAAACGGAGAGACATACTCAGCCAACAAACAGGACGCAGAGTCGAGCTTCGACATCTACGAGGACGGTCGCGAGGAGATGATCGACACAAAGTTCTACATCGCTCGCGCAGACTACTCGATCCTTCCTTCCAAGGGGATGATCTTAACGGACGGCACGACGAACTACAAGGTCGTCAGCGTTCACGACGACTCGGTAGGAGTCACTCGCAGGCTCGACTGCGCTTCTGAATACCAGAGATAAATATGGGATATCTAGACCTAGAAACTAACTTCGAGGATGCGGCTAAGACCTTCCTAGAGACCGCCACAGGGCTTCCAGCGTCGAGCTTCTACGCCTCACTCGACCAAGACACGTTCGTCTCTCCTCGGCTATCTATACGCGCAGAGATAGGCTCCGCAGAAGATCCTCCCACTATAGTAAACGGAGACGTCCTAGAGTATACTCAATACAATATGAATCTCTCGATCTCGATCGTC